CTCTGAGTACATACGAGCCGCAACAGGTAACGTACAGAACCAGATGCAAGCCGAGCGTGGAAAGCTCAACCGTGCGGTCGAGATTGGTCTTGGTTTTGAGAAGGAGCTATCAGAACTTAAGGGTTATGTGGGCCAACTTAATGCATACGAGCTACCGAAAGAGGGGCTTCTAGAAGCTGCGGGGTTGTATAAGCAAGCTCAAACTGATCCGGTCGGAGTGTTAAAAAACCTCTTGACACGGGCAGCATTATCTGGTATAGATATATCACAGTTGGGTCTTGACCCAAACTCTGGTATGGACGCGCGCACCATGATGGAAATGATGCGCAAAGAAATGCAGTCGGCTGTGAAGCCTGTTGCTGACTTTACCACACAGCAGCAAAAAGCGCAAGAGACTAAACAGGTTGAGTCCCAATACCTCCAGCAAGCGGAGAGACAGGTAAACGACTTCTTCGGAAGAACTAAGGAGGCAATTCCTTTTACTCCTATCTTCCACGCCGTTTTACAGCAACCCCGGTTTCAGCATATGTCACTGGGAGAAATATGGGACAAGATACAACTTCACCTGATGAGAAGCGGGGTGGACCCAAGGCAAGCCCCCTCGCGAAGTCAGAGACAGCGATTGAATGGCACCCGAGAGCAGCCCTCTCGGAGTCTACCGAATGGTCAGGGTATGGCACCACGCGGTAGTGACGGAAATGGCAGGTCTAACGCTGGACCCGCACATCCATCAATGTCGTACGACGCAATCATTCGAGAAGTCTTAGGCGGAGCGCGCTAAGCTTCTCGTGTGTGTCACACGAAGGTGAAGTCATGGTTCTGGATACCATTATCCATTCGATGCTTGACAGGTCGCGGGCAAAGCTCATCATGGCTTCCGCGATCTCTGGCACTGTCAGTGCCTATTTGCACGCCAAGAAGCGTGTTGTTACTGAGGACGGTGGCCCTCAGATCACCAATCCCTTGATTACTGGACTCAATCCGAACGTTCAGTCGATGCAGTATTACGATACTGTCTCGATTGACCAGACGAATGAGTTTTCTACGGTCGAATACTACATGTCACGTGTAGTAGGATCGCTCATCATTTCCGATCAGGAAGAAGATGAAAATCAGGGACGGGCTGAAATCTTTAAAATCCTTAAGGGCAAAATTCAGGCCCTTGATGAGTCGATCAAGCGAAAGTTCGCAACCTATCATACCTCGGTTGGTACTGGTAGTGATCCTAACGGTTTGGGCAATCTTATTCCTGCTGACCCTACTGTTGGCACTGTGGGTGGCATTCCGTTAGCCTCGGAAAGCCAATGGAGGAGTTCGTCCTATGATTTCAACGGGACTCTTAGCCCGGAGAACATCGAGGAAGCCTTCGACGACATCCTCGAACTCGACCTCAACAGGTCTACCGATGGGCAATCTTCCCCTCGGCCTACCGTCATTTTCGCCGGTAGAAACATCTACCGCATGCACAAAGCAGCGGCGCGAGACAAGCAGCAAATCCAACTCAAGGACAGCGGTACTGGCCGCAAGCTTGTCAACCTCGGCATCAGCGGGACCACCCACAATGGTGTCCCCCTACTGTTTGACGAGAAACTTGCATCGAACGATGCGTACTTCGTGAACGAAGAGTATCTTACTCTCCACGTTCTACGTGGTGCGAACATGAAGATCAAGAAGCTCTCCTCACCGTGGAACATGGATGCCACAGGCCGCCGTGTTGTATGGGAAGGTCAGCTTTGCTCGTGGAGGCAATACCGCACCCACGCATATCTGACCAACTCATAGAGTTGTGTGTGACACACGGAGATAGGTAATGGCTGTTTCGGGCATGCTCAATGGTTCAAGACTGGCTTACGTAGTGGTCAAGCAAGAGGGCTCGGTCAAGCGTGAGAAACATTTTTGGACCAAAGATGGGATCAAGAAGAAGTTAGTTGATGAGGACGCAGGGTACTTGGTTTACTTTCCTCGCGGACATGCGATCAGAGTCAAATCAATGGCAATGCTTCGTCATTACCAGCTTCACAAGGAGCCCAAGATCATCCAGTTGGAAGGTCTGAATGACCCGAACAGTCCCCTTGGGAAGATGTTTATGTCCCAAGACCCGCATCTCCGTCAGGCCAGCTACCACGAGCTTGAGCAGATGGTAATCAATCTAGCCGAAGCTCGTGGGAAACTCGAAGTGAAAGACTTTGAACCACGTGACCCCGACGAAGATGAGCGGGCAGCATAGGAGAGACAGATGTTTCGTGATCGTCAAGGCTTCATGCAGGGCGTGAATACGTACGTCCCCGGTATGCAGTGGAGTTCTGCACTCAATGCTATTGAGGGCAGTGTGTTTTCTCTGGGAAGGCCATTGGCCGCAAGCGATGTTAGCATCGCGGCTACCACACCAACGAACGGAGCGGCAAACCTTGTTACGTTCTTCGCCGCTCCGGTCGAGCTTAGGGACACTCCATACGGTCGCCCGATTACGAGTACGCCTCTGGGCGCACCCGCAGCGGCGTTCACGATGGACGTGTTCGGTGAAGACTATCTGGGTCAGCCCATGACGGAGCGTTTCGCGCATCCGATCACGGCGGTGACTCCGATCGTCGGCAAGAAGCCGTTCTATCGTATTCTCGGCACGAAGACAATCACCCCGACCGCCGGTGCGATTGGCATCAAGCTGGGAACCACGTCGCTCAACCTGTCGCTCCCCTTCAAGGGATCGATTGAGTGGGCGAAGGAAGCCAACGTATTTATTGACCTCGCGTTTGCCAAGATCGTTGCACCGGACCTTACTGATCCGGCTACCAACCTGACTGGCGATCCGCGTGGGCAGTATATCGCCACCGCGGCTTTCGATGGTGTCAAGGAGTATGTCGTTTGTATTCGCGCTGACACAGCCGTCAATGCGAATAACAACGGCGGTCTCCATGGGATCAGGCAAGCAGCGTAGTCCTACTCTTGTGTGAGACACACGAATGGCCAAGACAATTCGAGAGATCGTTACAGACGCTCAAGAAACGCTTGGCGACGTGCCGGGTGCAGGAGTGCAGACATACGCAGATGATCGTATGTTTCGCGACTGCATCCGGGCGTTTAATTTGTTCCACAAAAAATACCCATGGGATCAGTTTATGTCTTGGTCCTTGGTATCGCTTGATGGTATATCGGGTAAGCCTATCGATCCCGTATTCCAACACTTGAGGGACTTCGAAGATATCTTCTCGGTCTTCCCTGAGAACTCTAACTTTGAAATACCGATCCTAGATCGACGACGCAATCCGAACTCGCTACGTGGAACGAGTGCTTTGTTCTGGACGGCGCTACCCACTATCGATCCTGACTATCAGTGGAAGCGCATTCAGGTCATTCCTCCGACCACGACTGGCAAAATTGTCGTTGCTTGGCGTCACTATCCACGACCATTCGATACGGATGGCCTACAGCAAGCGTGGAATTGGGACGATGTGATGGACCTTGACGAGGACATGCTCACGCATGCCGTCGCATGGATGACATTATCCAACGATGATATCAATGCTGGAGCAGCTTCGGATCAGCAAAACCTTGCAGATGATAGGTTCCAAGAGATCACCGCAAACCTATCACGCAGGAAACTTACCCCGAGCAAGACGGGTGGGGGAATACCCTACAACTGGTATCCGACAAGTCCTGTGTGATACACACAGGAGTCACTCGTGGTAAGAGCGTTTAAGAAGGCCAAAGGGAAGCGTGTTGCTTCGAAGCTGGACTCGTCCACGCTCCGAGGCTTCGGCGGCGGCTGGAATGCCATCGACGAAGACTTGTCCATGAAGCCGAACTTTCAAGTCTCCCTTATCAACTTCCATCGAACCACGTCTGGAGCGCAAGCAGTGCGTTTCGGGCAACAGTTCGTTGGTGACATCAAGAGTGTTCACAATGCAAACATCGTGGATGGCATCTATTTCAACACATGGAATGTTGTGTTTTGCGAAGACGGTTTCATTCTTAAAGTTAGTGAGGATGGCACTGTCAAAACGATCATTTGGTCGGGATTTCCCGCAGGAACTGTGGTCGATGGACCGCTTTTCAAATTTGTAAGCTGGGTTCCGTTCAAAGATACCTTGGTGGTACACACCGGGAAGACTAAGCCGCTTGAAATTAAAGCTGATATGACGTGTAACTACCTCGGTGATCCGGTAGGTGGAAATGCGCTTACTCCAGTTGGCAAGTATGGCTGTGTTGCCTCTAACTATCATTGCGTCGCTAACATTGTATATACTGAATTGGTTCCCCCTGTAACGGGGGTGCTCACGGTTGTGAAGCGAAAGAAGACTGAGATTTATATCTCGTCTAAAGGTACGTCTGGAGTGTTCCCCGGAGACGCTGATCCCAATGACTCTTGTACGATTGATGTGGGTGCGTACGCTCCTGAAGGTGCGGCTGAGATTAGAGGTATTGCGGGTTTTCGTACGTACCTATTGGTCTTCTTGCAGAACATCACGCTTCAAGTAAAGCTTGGGGAGTATAATGAGAACGACGAGCATACTCCGCAGTTCCCGGATACGCTACCTCAGTTCGGCCTCTTGGGTAATCGATCAATTGTTACCGTCGAGAACGACATCATGTTCTGCGGTCTTAGCGGACTCGCCAGTGCAAAGCGAAATCTCTACTCCCCTGACTCTATCACATCAGACTTTCTATCAACAGCTATTGCCCCAGCATACCGAAAGATCGTTGGCGCGCTTACTGATGATGACCAACTCAACAAATCGTTCGCTGCGTTTGATCGGTTGAACAACGACTTCCTTCTGTTCATGCCAGCGGGAAGGGTGTTGTGCTACACGTTCAATCCACGATTGAAAATGCATGCATGGTCTGAATATGAGAACATGGACTGGCAAGCAGCGTGGACAAGTGTTCTCGGTCGTCTGTTCCTTGTCAAAGGAACAAAGATATTCATGTCGGGTAATAGCACGTTCGAAGGTGAGAACCATTACGCTGACAGGCTCGAAGATCGTGATTACACATATGCACCGAGTTATCCCTCATTTGTCGATGGAGACTTGGTGCTCGATCCCATCACACATGAGATATTCGAATGTCTAGTGACCCACCCCGGATCAGCAGTAGCCACTTTCGAACAGGAACGTATCAATCACCCGACGAAGTGGGTTCTATACGAAGGAAAGGCGATCCCAATCGAAATGGAGTTGCCTTGGATCGATGGCAAAGACCCTCTAAAGCTCAAGCAACTCCGTTACGTAAGCATAGCCACAAAAGGAGACGCTGAGTTCACATTTGATGTGTACACAGACAATCTATACAAAGACGTTGAGGGCAATGTGGTTCACATGCCCGGCATTACCATGACGTTCATTGGCAACGATGCCTATGGATATGGCTTTGATGACGGCCCATACGGTATGGGACGACGTAGCCGTGATCCTCGACTGTTTGGTCTTCCGGTTAAATTCAAGACTGTGAAGTTCAAGCTGTGGGGACTGACGACCAAGAAGCTAGAGATCGTCAATCTCTCGTTCTTGTACGCTCGCAACAGAGTTAGTGGCTACGTTCGTTAATCGTGTGAGACACACAACATGACAACTTACACACCTAACTTCGGACTGGCCCTCCCTGATTTCCGTCAGGGACCTTGGCATGACCAGATCAATAGCGATCTGACCAAGATTGATGCCTTGCTGTATAGCGCGCTCTCAGGTGCGAACGTCGCGCTGTGGGCGAACAGCACACTTTATGGGGAAGGTGAAACTGTTCTTGACGATACTGATGCATCCATCTGGCTGTGTGCAGTAGAACATACAAGTGCTATTTCGCCCATCACGTTCGCCACGGATAGAGCTAATCATCCTACGTACTGGACGCGTCTACTCACTGGGTTTGCACCGAGGGGGCAGTGGACAAATGCAACAAATTATTTCCCGTACGATCTCGTGTATGATAGTTCGCTCGGTATTATGGCTCTGTGTAATCAGAAGCACATCTCTAATACGGGCGGCGATATTAAAGACGATGCTATCTATTGGGAATTTCTTATTGATATGTCTAATGCTGACCTGTCAACTGCTGTTGCGGTAAGCTACTCGAATGTGGCATCGCCTACGCTTCCTGTGACCAATGTACAAGATGCTATTGATACGCTTGAGAACCAAGTTGTTTCGCTGAACAATGTCAACATTGGTCAAGGCACAGCGATCACTAATCTACAGACTAAAGATGGTGTTCATGAAACTCGCATGACTGCCATCGAGCAGAAGAACACAGACCAAACTGCGGCAGATGCCGCGTTGCAAGGGCAGATTACTGCTCTGCAAAATCAGGTCAATGCTATTCCTGTGACCACGTTCCCAACCGGAACTGTGATGCTATTTCTTCAAGCGGCTCCACCTCCCGGATGGATAATAAATGGATCGTTCCATGACAGGGCATTGAGAATTGTTAATGATGCCTCTGGAGGTACGAATGGAGGATCAATTGCGTTCTCAACTGTCTTCTCCAGAGTAAGCACAGACGGCGCAGTGCTGTCAGCCGCTCAGATGCCGAGCCATGATCATGGTAATATACCGTCTGCCTCAACGTTTACTTCGGGTGGGTATGTTAACGCTCCGGGCCTGAATTACGTTGGACAACCTCCACACCCCGGCAGAACAGACGCTCAAGGCGGTAATCAAGCTCATGCTCACAACATCGAAATGAGGGTGGCGTATACTAACGTAGTTGCAGGACAGAAGACATGAGCAAGCCTGTGTGTGAGTCACACGAAATGTGCCCCTTGTTTAAGAGCAAGAGAGAACTCGTGTGTCACAAGTGTGCGTGGTATACTCATATCCGAGGCAACCATCCACAGACTGGCGAAGACATGGACAAATGGGATTGCTCTATTGCCTTGTTGCCAATACTGTTGATTGAGAACTCGCGTCAGCAGCATGTGAACAACAGTGCGATCACTTCCCTTCGTGAAGAGACGATTAAAGGCAACAACAAAGTGATTGCTGCCGAGCTTCTGCGTACTCAGGCCATCATGAAATTGGGGCAGATGAAAAATGACCACTGAGTACACTCAAAACTTTAGACTAAATCTGCCGGAATTCCGTAGCGGTCCTTGGCATGATTTAGTCAACGATGATTTCGTCAAGATCGATCAATTGCTGATGTCGGTTTATGGTGGCGTTGATACGCGACCATGGACAAACAATACCTTATTCGAAATCGGCATGACGTGTATCGATACTGTGGACAACACGTTTTGGGTCTGTAGTGTGACTCACACAAGTGCTCCAACACCGACGACATTCGCACAAGATCGAGCAGCACATCCAACTTATTGGGCTCGGGTAGTTGTAGGCGTCGCTCCTAGAGGTGAATGGGCTAATGACACGTTGTATCTACCGAACGATATGGCAACGGACTCGGTTGAGGGTATCATTGGCGTATGTAAGACCCAACATACAAGTTCTGCAAGTCCAGCTACGATGCGGACAGATGCAGTGTATTGGTCATTCCTTACGGACTTTGGAGGGTCTAGAGTTAAGGCTGAAGAAGTTAGCTACGATAATTCAAGCTCTGGAGCTATCAACGATGATGTCCAAGGGGCATTAGATGAATTATTCGCTGACACTGAGAACTTAGAAAGTGCAATTCTTGCACTATCAAGTGCTTTAGATGCACTGGATATAAGAGTTGATAACATTGAAAGTGTTAATGCTTCCCAAGGCTCTGCGATCTTTAATCTTCAATCAGCAGTTAATCAACTTCAATTAGACGTAGGAGCACTAGAGACTGAAATCGTCTATGCAGAAGATGTTGTGTACGTTCCACAAGGCTCAGAGCCATTCACAGACGTACAGGCAGGGATTAATTACCTCTATGAAGGTCTGATAGCTGGTGGAAGCGGTGGTGGTAGCGGAGCTGCTATCGTTGTTTCTGATACCCCACCCTCTCCCGCCCTTCCTAATTCTCTCTGGTGGGAAAGTGATACAGGCAACTTGTTCATATATTATGATGATGGAGACTCACTCCAATGGGTATGCATCACCATAGCAGGACCGCAAGGCCCACCCGGATCACAGGGTGCTCAAGGAGTCAAGGGAGATCAAGGCATTCAGGGTACTCAAGGTATTCAGGGAATACAGGGAGTGCAAGGCATTCCGGGACCATGGACACAGATCACACAAGCAGCATATAATGCGTTAGCTCCACCTAATCCAGCAACTCTATATGTGGTAATAGGATGACCACGATAAATCAAGCAGATAAAGTTTACTATGGAGGCAATCTTGCTTCAGCGGTTTACGCTGGAGTTAACAAAGTGTGGCCTTCGTTCAAGCCCTCGGACATAAGCGGATTAAAAGTTCATCTTGATGCATCGAAGTTAGCTCTAGCCAATGGAGCAGCAGTAACATCTTGGCCTAATCTGGCCGGTGCGCCCAACCCAACAATTATCGGAGCGCCTAGTCCGACGTTTAGGACCAATGCTCTTAATACAATCATGCCTGTAGTGAAGATCACTGGAGCCCAAGGCAGGTTTAGGTTCGCTGGAACAGGTGTTGATAAAGACTATACAATCGTCTTCGTTGCGCGGAGACATAGCCTTCGTGCCGGACGCATCATTTGCGCATCTATTATTGCCGCGAACACACCAAACATTTTGTATGGCTTCTGGAGTACACGTCACGATTGTGCATTTGCTGAAGGTTGGTTAGACCCAGACATAGCAGTTGACGCCACACTCGCATGGAAATTGTATTCCGCTGACTCTACATCAGTCGCAGTTGCGAGACTGTTTGATAATGGAACTTTGCTACGTAGCGGTGCTGCAACACCTGCTAAGGGTCTTAATGGATCACTTAACATTGTCGGCCACGACGACGTTTCGACTGAAGATGCTGATGCTGAGATAGCCGAAGTAATAATGTATAACCGCAAGCTATCAGATGCAGAACGTCAACAAGTTGAAGGCTACCTCCGTCTGAAATGGGCAGCACCAACCATATTTGTCCCTACCGATTTGAGCACCAACCTCATTGGCTGGTTCGATGCTACTGACGCAGCTACAATAACCATTGCTGGCAGTGGAGTAAGTGCTTGGGCCAATAAAGGTGTAGGTGGGATGACCCTCACTCAAACCACAGACGCAAACAGACCAACTTATGACAGCGTTAACAAGGTGGTGAACTTTGCACAGACCCAAGTTCTAAATGGTGCCGGTGGCCCTAATCCTTATGACGTTGCCTTCGTTGGTAAGCCTCTTGCCGCTGGAGACTGGAGAACATTACTGCGTAGCGCAGCAGCAGGCCATGAAGTTATGATAGATAGTACTACCACAAAGTTTGGTATGTATAATGCTGGCTTCTGGCAATCAGGTGCCCTAACATGGGATACTAGTTGGGGAATTGCTTATGCTCGTATCAAATCTGGTGCAATCGCCGAAATGGCTCGTGATGGCGGTGCGATAACCACTACATCTCCAAATCTTATTGGCGCTACTAGTGTTGCTCCAACCATGTTTGGAGCCTATGCTGGTCCTCCACCTAGTCAAGCTTGGGGAGGGTTAAAGGAAATGATCTTCATCCCTAATGGCTCTGGCGGTGTTGGCACTGGCGCTGGCACTAGAGCAGTGATGGAAGGTTATCTAGCACATAGACACGGATTGACAGCACTTCTACCAGCCGGACACCGTTTCAAAACAGCACCTCCATAACTCGTGTGAGACACACAAATGTTTCTTTTTCCTAGCGCACCGACGAACGGCCAAGTAGCTAACGGCTATACTTGGGACGGAGAGAAGTGGGGTAAACCTGCTGCTGCTTTTGTCAGTGATCCTACCAAGGTTAGCAAAGCCGGCGATATTATGTCTGGCGAGCTAAACATGGGAAATAAGAACATCACTAATATTGATGGTGTTAATGCTCAGAACCTTGTAGTTAATAACTCAGGTGCATTCGTCAACCTACCAGGTGTCATTAATGGCACTCCAGCCGGTGGTGGCAATCTTGAAGTTAGAGGCGCTGGCACTGTTAACGATGCATATATGACGTTTCATCGACCGGGAGTATATGCGGTTAATTTTGGCTTAGCCGCAGATAACAATTTCTATTTCGGTGGGTATTCAGTAGGTGCTCTCAGATATAAGTTCTGGACTAGCCAAGACGGTACGCCGATGTTTCTTGCTGGAAACCAAACCTTGACAGGAGGTTTCAAAGTTACAACTGTAGATGCTGGCACGTTCACTGCCGGACAGACTTTCACACCCAATCCTGCTCTTGGTAATTATCAGAAGCTCATCAATAATGGAGCTTTCACAATAGCTAGTCCAACGACGTTTGACTTCGCCATGGACGTTCTTGTGAGCAACGGGGCAACTGCTGGCGCAATTACATTCTCTGGATTTGCCGTAAGTAGTCCTGCTGGCGATGCACTAACTACGACTAACGGCCATCGTTTCATCCTTTCGATCCGACGCATTGGCAGCTTCTCAACCTATGTGATTAAGGCTTGTCAGTAATGGATTTGAAACAAGATACGAAGTTCTTATACTATCAGCCTCGTTGGAAGGCACGAACTCGCGTGAAGCAATTCGCATGTGCATTGCTTATTGGTACGACAACTCTATCGCTATCGCATATCTATACAAAAACCCATCAAGGTTGGACGCGCGAGGCTGTACTAAACACACACAATCGTCAAGGCCATCGCGATTATTATGCACTAGGCACTACCGTCTTCGTCACAGCAAGTGGGACGTGGGTCGTCCCTGCAAACGTCTACAATCTGAGTACGGTCGATTGCATTGGTGGCGGTGGTAATAGTGGAGCCGGTAATACTGGTGCTACTGGTACTGGCGCTATTGGTGCTGGCAGCGGTGGTGTCGGTGGTGCAGGGGGTGCCGGAGGTGGCGGCGGTGGATGGGCACGCAAGTCTAACGTCGCAGTAACTCCCGGCAGTTCACTTTCAGTCACTGTCGGGGCAGCACAAGGGACGACTTCCTTTGCTGGCGTCTGTTCTGCGACAGGA